TTGTGATAAAGGTTTATATCTGAACCATTTGCTCCATGTATTTATGCCGTACTGGAATCTTTGGAAGATATCAGGGTCAGCATAAGAAAACATAGGAACATAAAACTGAACAAGTGATTCTGACTGGTCATAATAATTCTGGTTTGGTGCAATGCAAATCAGTTTACCTGCTCCAGCAGTTTCAGGTTTATTTATCATGGTGTTAGCGTGTGCAGCGTTTTGAATAAAATATGTGCCGGGAGTACGAATAGTATTGAAGTCTGTGCCGTCAGGAATTAGTTGTCCAATTTCATTAGGCGGAACAGGTCTATTTGTAGCACTAATAGCAGCGTTTAAGTTACCATCTTCTGTAATATATATTGTCTGTCGAACTCCGTTAACTGTACTCCACACGCTTCCAACATCAGCACACCGCTTGGTTACAGGTGCTGGGGCAAAGAAAGATACACGTTCACTTCTAACGCCGTATGCACAAAGGATAGAGATAGAGGGAGAAAGTGCGTCAATCCATTCATCTGCGGATTTGAGATTAAGGCCGTGGTGATTTACAACAAAAATGTCTGCGCCAGCAACAACATTAGCGTTGTTCTTTTCAGCAGGCTGTTCAACATCTGCTGGTAGGACAATAGTATGTCCCTTGAACGTAACTTTGGAAATCATACTAAAATTGTTATAGTTAGTGTTTTCAGTTACATTCATATCCTCATCGTACATATAGTCATAATAGTCACCAAACTTATCAGCCGTGACATTATGAAATGTAACTTCAACCTGCCCAAACTCTGCCGAATAGCCTTCAGTATCAACCTGTGTGTACTGAATGTTGTGCGTTTCAAGAGAATTTATGATAGCTGTTTCAACGCTTTGATATGTCACACCTGTGAAAGAACCCCAGTCAATTTCTCCGTGTGGCAAATAGAAATGACAGTCACTTGTGTCAATAAGACTTGAATTAAGAAACTGGTTAAGCTTTGCCAAAGACACATGGTCATCGTGGTAATGACTAATGACAACAGCCATAACCCTATTAGTCTTTTGACTTGCAATATAGTTGATAAGAACACTGGCATCCCGGCCATTACCAAAGTCGAAAACAATATTTCCCTCTGCACCATTGTTCAGCATAGTGAGTACACAGCAATTACCGAACCATTTATTTCCAACAGTGTTTGCAGCATTGTCACTAAGAGCGGTAAAAATAATATTACTGTTAAGTCGTAACTTGATGTCACGATTAGACGAGCCAAGCTGATTTAACCCATTGTTTAGTTGGTTGGTTTTAGTTTCAAGTGTTGCAATGTTATTTTTGTTTATTGTAATCTGTGCAGCATTTTCAGTTGTTTTTGCTTCAACAGTATCCAGTCTGGTGTTAAGTCCACTAAAAAGTTCCTCATTGATAATGCTGGCAAGAGTTCCGTCCTGTGCCATAGTATCAAGTTTGTCATTGATGAGTTGTTCAAATTCGGGTGACCCAAAATAGTTGTCAACGTAGTTCTTTAACTCGTCAACAATTGCCTTTGTTTCATCCGTTAGTTCTATGACCTCATTAAGCTTTTCAACAACTTTACAAAGCAGTTCATAATAGCTAAGACTGTCATCATACACAAGAGGAAGTACCTTGTGACACCAGTATCTAAAAGGTGTAATATTACTCATAGCGTTCTCCTTTACCAAAGTCCAAAGAATAGCCCAGCAAGTTCGTCAATAACCTGCTTGTCAATGTTCAAAAAGGTGGAGCGGAACTCTTTAATCATTGTAGCATAACTTCCGCTTCCCATCTTTCCAACAACTTTTTCTACATATTCACCTGTTGTTTTAGAATTTCCTGTGCTGTCAGTTGTGTCATTATTTGTTTCGCTACCTGTGGATGAAACGTGAGTTGCATTTGTAATATACTTATCGTTTTTGACACCGTTCAGTCCACCCTGCGGTGTATCACTATAAATGTTCCACAGTTCAGTGTCGCTTACTTTACGTCCGCTGTTTTGCGTTTTTGTTGTGTCATTTACAGTTCCACTATTTTCTCCTGTTTTTGTGTACTCGACATCATAAAGGGGATTGAACTTCAGCAGTTCGCTTTCATATAGCTTATTGTAATAAGGCATTATTACATTCATTGTTGATTGCAGCCTTAACTTCCAAAGCCCAACAGTTTCTTCACAAATTTCCCTTGTATAATAGTTGAGTAGAATTTTCTTTTCAAGGGCAAGCCTATAATCTTCATCAAAAATTGGAAAGTCAAAGTCAAACACTTTGGGTGCGGCTTTAGTCAGAATGTCATCAACGTTGGTATAACCTGCTGACTCACTAAGTCCTGCGTATGTCTCGCAGATAAATCTAACTTCCGTAGTGTACTTACTCACCGCCTTCACCACCTTCCTCATTTTCTTCCACAAGGTCATCTGAAAGTGTACGAAAGTCCTCTCTGTAATTGCACCAGATGTCCAGTCCGAACATTGCGTTTATTTTTTCACACGCTTCACGTCTGCTTTGTAGCCTACTATAACGGGACGCAATAGTTGCGCCAAGATTTCTTGTCACTTCGTCTGTAATCATTCTTTCTTTTTTCTGCGAATTGATGCTGGAAATACCAAGGTATGTTAGTGCTTCATTCCATAGTTGCGTTTTCAGTTCATATAGCTTGTCAGCTACATATGGCGCACTTGTCTGAAGAACTTTTATACCATTTGCGTTTAGGTTTTTATCACCAAAAATAACAGGCTCGTTACCTTCATATTGCTTGTAAAGGTTTAACATTGTGAGTCTCTGTTTCTCATCACACTGAATAAGAATTGGCGTTTTCTGTGCATTAGCATTAACGTCAATCGCCCTATCCAAATTGTAAAGTCTCTTTGCAAACATTCTCACGTCCAGCATACTGTTTGTGTGCAGATAGTTATTAAAGATGATAACGCTATTATTTTCGTCAAGTTCCTTTTGGTATCCATTTACTGCATACGCACGTCTTTTGGTGGGGATTCTATACACGTTATATTCTCCTCCAAGGACGTTTTGTAGGCACAGAAAGCCCATTACTTCATCCTCGAAAAATACACACTGCCCTTCTGCGAATAATGTAAGTTCCAAAAAGCGTGGGTCTACACTATCAGGCAAATTTACCCACTCAAACATGGAAATAGACAACTCTGTTAGCCTATTATAATACTGCATATATGTAGCATTATTAAGAGTTGCACTTTCCCAAAAGGCTCTATCTTTTTTTGCCATGTTTAACCTCCTTAAATTGGACGGTTATCCAAACCGTAATTTCCAACTTCGTCAAGATGTTTCCAGAACGTTATACCGTGATTAAAAATGTCACAAATAACATTTTCATCATCAGACGGCATTGTTCCAAGTATGCGGCAGTTAGATGTCCTCACATAGTTCCAGTGTGGTCTTGATGAAATATTAGGCTTTTTCAATCGATTAGTAGCGTACCCAAAAGCAGTGAAATAGTCATCAATCATTTTTGCATATTCTGGACGTATAAAGTGCTGCTCCATAGAAAAGCCAAACTTATGCGATGCATACTGCAAATTTGGGTCTGCCATTACTGCACTATGAGTACCGCTAAGTGCTGGAGCGATATAGCTACTAAGCACAGAAATGTCATTTGCAGAAAGCTTGAACTCCTTCGGCGGTGTCCACCCTTCCAATGGGTCAACCTTTTGCGAATTACTTCTATTCAGCGGCCTATTAAGTGAATTGTTCGGTACTGTTGCAACTCCTGTTCCGGGGTCTTGTGCTGCACCAGCAATAGCACCACCAGCCACAGCCACGCTTCCACCACCAGTCAAACCAGCAAGAGCAGCACCCATACCAGCTTGAACAATTTTTGCTGCGTAATCGCTTGTTGCCCATGTGCAATGTGGGAAATTTGAAAGCATAATGCCGTCATCCCACGCATACAAGCTATCAACGTTTTCAGTAGGAATTTCGTCAGCATACTTAATTGGTACGCCGTACATCATAGGTCTAAAAATAACAGAAGGATTAACCACACCAACGACATTCAAATCATATCTTCTTCCCGGTGGCTGTAAACTATAATCGTGCCATAGTTCATATTTATAGTCTCTTGTTTCTCCTTGATTATTGCTGATAACAATTTTTGTATAAGGATATGTGTATAGCTTGTTATTAACAGGTGTATATGTTCCAAGAGTTGGTTTTACCAATTCACCTGTGCAATCTCTAAGTACACCTGAAATAACTTTTGCTGATTCAGACCATGCGGTTTCATTCAAAACGTCATACTTTGTAGCAACGTATTTCTTAGGCAGCATATAAACGTCTGCAACGGCATCAGTGTTGTTAAAAATACTTAACGCATTGAGTGTTGTTACAAATTCACTCATGTCTTTAGCATCACTTAAATCAAGTATTTTAACTTTGGCTTGGTGCATAGCACCGTTGTAAATACCGGGAGGTGATGCTGTTATTCCTCCAGTTGACGGATTCCCGGTATAAACGACAACAGCTACCCATTCTCTTTCAGGTGAAAGCATTACAGGTGGTGTATGAATGTAGTCTCCCATTGGAACTGCTTCTGGCATTACATTATCACCTATGGCATCTGTTTCGCTATGTTCCCTAATAACAAAACTTTGTGCTAATTCAAACTCAAAGAACCATGTTTGTATAGGGTCAAGCTGATATGTTATTTCAGTAACATCGTTTCCAAGATAATTAAGATTTGTGATAAAAGCATAGAACCACTTGTTGCTAAAGCTGGTATTCTGGAACATTATATAGTTACAGTCATACAGTCTATCGCACAAAATCTCTACACGAATTGAGTTCTTTGTCGCTCTTTGATAACTTTGTTCAGTAAATCTGTATTTAATTTTACTCATGAAGCCAGATGTCTGTGCTTCTTTGTTAGGCCACCACATTGTGTGGTCAAATGTAACGTCAAGCGGAACATCTCTTAAAATATATATTTTACTGTTAGGCTCAATATACATATAAACCTCCAATGTAGGAAAGAGGGGGCTGGGATAACCCCCTCTTTCCCCAATTAAATTACGCCTTGATAAACGTTACCTTATCTCCAGCCTTTACCGTAGTATAAGGAAGTTCACCACCCGTGCTACCATTAGTCGTAGAACGATACACCGTGCCGCCCATATTTGCGTAAATATTTACAGCCTTAGCATTAGGCGGATATACGATTGCGCCATACTTGTGGATAGCAACCATATTAGTAGCAGAATCGCCTTTTCCCATAAATCTTACCTGCTGGTTGTATTTAACAGCAACCTCATTAGCCAGTTCAAGCACAAGTACAGTACCGTCCTCTCCAACAGTCTTGTCAGTCACATCAAACTGAATAGTAGCAGGTGCTGCCGCAGGCTCATTTACAAAAGCAATAGCATTGGAGAACGGAGAAGTGGAAACAGTTTTCCAAACATTGTAGAAGTAGTTCCAATACTCACCAGATGCAACGTACTTCTCGGTGAATTTATTCTGGTTGTCATAAATCTGAAACCATTCCTTGTCAACCACGACTGCGTGGATGTCTCTCATGATTTCCAGTTCATCATTTGTAACGGGACTAATCATATCAGAACCAGCCATGATATCACTGAATCGCTGATTGTCAAAAGAAGTCCAGTCATCAATAAGGTAAAGCTTACCCATAAACTCTGCCTTATCCATATTGAACGCAGCAGCCAGAACGCTAACGTCATACTTTGCATTGAAATCTGCATCCATGAAAATACACTGGTCTGCCTTTTTGGTGACAGTATGCACACCACTTTCATTGAACTTGGTAGACATGAACTCAAGCTTATTAGATGCACCTCGGAAAGCGATTGCAGCGTTGTCCATGTTGCTATAATCTACGCCAACAATAGCCATCTTTCCGTGCGATGCAACCTTGATAATGAGATACTTAAACAGCAGGAACTCATCATACTCGGCAGCAACGCTTACAGAATTTACAATTTTTGCAATTAAATCCTGAACGCCATCAGCATTTAGAAAAGCCATTCTCAAGTCCTCATCCTGAATGGTCACCGGGTACTGTACACGCCAGTTAATGGAATGGAACGCAGAACGAACGTCAGGCAGAGAACGCTTGAGTTCACGGCTTTCTGCCTTTTCAGCAGAAAACTCACGGGCTTTGCAGATGTTAACGAAAACTTCCTCAACCGTCTCACCAAACTCAAGATAACCCTTTTTCAACTCTGCATAAGCGTTATTAAACGTTGCAGATTTAACACGAACCAGCGCAATTCTATTGACAAGTTCAGTCAAAAACTGGTTAGCCAGAGCAGGGTAGCCATAAAGCACTTCGCCCACCTTTGGAATGTCAATGTCCTTAGTTACTTCAGGAACTTGTGCCTGATAACTGGCACTAAGGTTTGCACGGATTGTGTTTAGAATATCAATAGTCCGTGCATTTAGATTAGTAACTGCTACTCTTTTTGCCATAATTTAGCCCTCCACATTAAAAAGTTTTTCATATGTCAACGGTTCATTTTCATCACCGCTGTCATCGTCGTCAGACGAACTTTCGCCAGACAAGAATCTATCTCTGTATTTTTTTCTCCATTCTCTGTCATTCTGCTCATATTTTTGTTTCCAGTTTTCTTGTTCCGAAAGTGAATTAAGTGTATCAGATATGTCCTCTACAAACGAAATAGCACTGTCAGATGTGTCATCCCCAACGCGTTCTTTAACAGCATTAAGGATTTCATCAATAGATTTAACGCTCATATGTTTCACCTACCCATATAAATAAAATTTCCATTTGTGTTTTTTATTTTTTACTGGTGTTGGATTGCTACTATCTGGATTGTAAATAAAACCTTGAAATTTGTAACCTCTGGCAACTTGTGATTCTGTCATGTAGTTTAATGACTTTTGGTTTACATCTACCCAAAAATAATTGGGGTCATTATAACCACCGGGGTCACGGGAATATCCACTGTTACTGGTCTTTATGCTACCATCGCTTAAAATTTGTTCAACGATTGCAACATGACCAGCATAGCCGGGTCTTTCTAAGCAAAGTACAGCACCTAATTGTGGGATAGAACCGACTTCATAACCAGATACATCATGCCACCAGCTTCCTCCGTCACTTGTTGGTAAATGTGGTATCTTACCATACGTTTCCCAAAACCTACCCCAAGCATA